GCGTGAGCATTGGCGCGTCTGTCGGTGAACTTGTGACGGCACAGATTAACTTCCAAGGCACTGGCGCCTTGACCACCGCGACCTTGTAATGAGCGTCTACCTCGGAAGCTACGGTCTTGTCGAACTACGGCGTAGCTCTGAGCTTGCCGAAAAACTATCTGTCATCAATCCGGGCGACGTTAATACCAGCCGCCGCAGATTCAGCTTTGATTTTGATTCCGGCTTCCTCAACAGCGGCGATCAAATTGAAATCCGCAGCACTAACGGCGCCAACCTTGCGTTTGTAGATGCCAGCGGCTGGGTCGTCAATGCCGTCCAAAATGCCGGCCACTGGTACATCAACGTTGACGAACTTGGCGGCATCCGCCTTTACAACACATTCGACAAAGCCATTGAGGGCCTGCAATCTCAGGCGATTGTCCTTACATCTATTGCCACTGACATCCCAATCGCCGTCAGGATCACCAACCTTGTCCCACGCATCCTTACGCAGTGCTCGTACTTCGAGCTGAACACAACCCGTGAGGCCGTAGACATTACTGCGCTTGGAGACCAGTTTCGCTCGCAGTATTCCAGCCTGATCAGCGGTAGCGGCAATTTCCGTGCATTTTGGGAATACCTACCGTCCTACGCCAAACAATCCGCCGGCGAATCGCCGCATTATCTGCTGCAGCTTGCCGTTCGTACCGAAGTTGGTAGCAAGTTCAGCGCCAAGTTTTATTTGAAGGTCGGCAACGAAAGCGGCAGCAAAACTGACATCGACGACGAACTCTGGTATGAAATTGACGGCATTATTACGCAGGCAGGCGTCAACTTTTCACCAGAAAACGCCGTTGAAATCAGCGCCGACTTTGTAACAACCGGCCCCATCCGCCTGCTTGCCAAAACCACACCGTCCGACAGGCTTCTGTTACAGGATGACGGTGAAATCTTGCTGGAGCAAAACGCTGCTGCCGCGCTCCTACAGGAAGACATTGTTTGATCCGGCTAAGCTAGGTGGTAACAGTGCCCTGTCGGCTTAGGCGCAATGGCTGACCTTCGGATTAGCGAGCTAACAGCCCTAGCGGGGGCAAACCTTGCAGCGGGCGATCTCCTACCGATCGTCGATGTTTCCGCCAGCGAGACCAAAAAGATCACCGTCACGGATCTAGTCGGTAACGCCACCACACTGATTGCCGACGCCACGATCCCCAGCGCCAAGGTGCTGTTTGGCTCGGGCTCGATTGTTGCCGCTTCACTGGCCACCGACGCCGTAACGACCGCCAAGATCCAGAACGACGCGGTAACCGCCGCCAAGCTGGCCGACGAATCCACCGTCGATCTCGTCACCACGCTGCCGGCCTCTGGTGCTTTTACCGGCCAGATCGCGCTGGATACCGACGACAACAACGCCTACATCTGGAACGGCAGCTCGTGGGTGAGCTTCAAAGCCGCCGGCTCCGTTGGTTCTGTTGTAGGCAGCACGGCTGGCACGATCAACATTGTTGTTACCACCAGCGGCAACGACGTAACGATCAGCGCCACGCTGGATAACACCAGTGCCGCCGCCCAATTCCTTGCCGGTCCCGCTGCCAACGCTGGCGCCGTCAGCTACCGCACGATTACTGGCGCTGACCTGCCACTGCCTACCACCAGCGAGCGCGGCGGTGTTGCCATCAACGGCGAAGGTCTGCGGCTTGACGGCAGCGTCATTGAAATCGACAACGACGTAACCGCAAACGTCACCTACGGAGTTGTCACTTACAACGCCAAAGGTCTTGTTACCGCTGGCCGCACGATCATCAGCAGCGACCTACCGGCTGCCACCAGCGTCGCCAAAGGCGCGGTTATTCCCGGAAGCGGCCTGAGCGTTGACGGCAGCGGCACCATCAACCACACCAACAGCGCCACGGCTGGCACCTACACCAAGGTCACGGTTGACGCCCAAGGCCATGTTTCATCTGGCACCACGCTTGCCGACACCGACCTGCCCAACCACAGTGCTGCGCTGCTGACCAGTGGCACGCTGGACGTTGCCCGCCTTGGCGCCAATAGTATTACCGGCCCGAAGCTGGCCAACTACGCCGTTTCCAAGATCGGCGAAACGCAACCGACCGCCGACCACATTGGCCAATTCTTCTTCAACCCGCTTAGCCGCGACCTATTCCTCTGGGACGGCAACGTGTTCCAACCCATCGGTATTTCGGTGGGTGAAATCGTCTTCGCTGGCACGTTCGACGCATCTTCCGGCGGTGGCACCGGCCTCGTTGCTTCCGTAACCGCAGAAGGTACGGCCATCGGTCTGGTGGTGGGTCAGGCACTGCCCGCTGCTGCCACGGCCAACAACCGTTATTACCTCGTGGTTTCCGAGGCTGGCACGATCACCTCGGGTAATGCACCGCAGGTTTCGCTGAGCCCGCCGGACATCATCCTGTCGAACGGCTCGGCATGGACCGAGGTTGACGTTTCGCAGACCATCACCGCACAGGTGGCCAGCAACGTCAGCTTTACGCCGGCCGGCGGCATCTCCGCCACCAACGTCCAGACCGCGATTGAGGAGCTGGATAGTGAAAAGCTGAGCGCCGGCGGTGGCACCATCACAGGCGAACTGCTGATCGGCACGTCTGGAACGTTCGGGTTTGAAGGCAGCAGCGCCAACGCTTACGAGACCTACCTGACGGCCACCGACCCGACGGCTGATCGGACCATCACCTTCCCCGACGTCAGCGGCACCGTCATTACGACCGGCGACACGGGCACCGTCACCAGCACGATGATTGCTGATGGCACGATTGTTAACGCCGACATCAGTGCTAGCGCCGAAATCGCTGTCAGCAAACTGGCCGATGGCGCCGCCCGTCAACTGCTCCAGACCGATTCCGCTGGCACCGGCGTTGAGTGGACCGACAACGTTGATGTTCCTGGAACGCTTGACGTAACTGGCGCCACCACGCTCGACGGCGCACTGACCGTTGCTGGCACGGCCACCTTCAACGGTTCGATTGTGCTGGAGGGCACGACTGCTGACGCCAACGAGCTGACGATTGCCTGTGATCCAACGGCTGACCGCACCGTCACACTGCCCGACGCCACCACGACGTTGGCTGGTTTGTCGGTGGCACAGAGCTACACGGCCCAACAACGTGGTGCGATCTCTGCTCTGACCGACGGCGCTACTGTAACCCCCGATTTCAGCTTGGCAAACAATTTTTCTTTGTCCATCGGTGGAAACAGAACACTTGCCAACCCGACCAACCTGACTGCTGGTGCAAGCGGCTGCATCTGGATTACTCAGACAACTGGCTCGCACACCTTGGCATACGGCAGCTATTGGGATTTCAGTGGTGGCACCGCACCTACGCTCAGCACGGCGGCCAGTGCCGTGGATTGTCTGGTCTATTCGGTCCAGTCCACAACGAAGATCACCGCTACGCTGATCACCAACCTGAGCTAAGCAATGGGAGTTCCCGGAAACGCCAATCCGCTGCCAAGCAAGGCTGATATTGAAGCGCGGTATAGCTACGATTCAGACACGGGGATTTTTACGCGTAAGACCGGAACGGTTGCCGAAAATACAAATGGCGCTGGGTACGTCACCCTCAGGATTAACAACAAGCTTTGGCTGGCGCATCGCCTTGCTTGGATGATGGTTTACAACGAAGATCCCGGCGACCGGCAAATTGATCACATCAACAGAAACAGGTCGGATAACAGGATTGCAAATCTGCGTATCGTTGAAAGGCAGGCAAACAATTTCAACAGAGGTGTACGCTCAGACAACAGATCGGGCATCAAGGGGGTTCGATTGCGGAGTGACACCAACCGCTGGGCGGCACGAATCAGAAAAGACGGCAAGTTTATTTGTTTGGGATGCTTCGATACAAAGGAACAGGCGCAGGTTGCTTACGACAAAGCGGCGGTGGAACTGTTTGGTGAACTAGCTGCAACAAACGCCCAACTTCAGGAGGTAACAGCATGAGCATCCCCGGAAACGCAAACCCGCTGCTTCTTCGTACCGTCACGGCAGCAGCCACGGGTATTTCCAGAAGCCTCCGCTTCAACTCCGCCGATTCTGCTTACTTAAGCCGCACACCTGCATCTGCTGGTAATCGCAAAACGTGGACTTGGGCCGGCTGGGTCAAGCGGACAAAATCATCTAGCGGATTAACTTATCAGTCAATTTTTACCGCAGGCATTGATGGAAATAACAATAGCGGAATCTTGTTTGACAACAGCGACAGGTTAGAAATTTGGAACGTAGTTGGAAACGTCAATGTAACGCAAAAGATCACAAGCCAAGTCTTTAGGGACTTTTCTAGCTGGTACCACTTGGTTGTGTCCGCTACCACTTCCACGTTGTCTGTGTACGTCAATGGGGTTGAAGTTACGGCGTGGAGCACTAACAATCAGCCTGGAAATGAAGACTGGTCTTTTAACACCACAAACGCACACTACCTTGCTAGGTATTGGGATGGTGGTAGCAGTTTTCCTGGGGACTTTTACCTCGCCGACATCTACTTCATCGACGGCCAAGCATTAGACCCCACCAGCTTCGGAGAGTTCGACGCCACCACCGGCGTGTGGAACCCCAAGGCGTACACCGGCAGCTACGGAACTAACGGCTTCCACCTTGAGTTCGCGGACAATAGCTCTAACACCGCGACCACATTAGGGAAGGACACTTCGGGCAACGGCAATAACTGGACGCCGAACAATCTTTCGGTCAGCTCAACTCCAAACGCCATCCAATTCCCCAGTGGCGTCAGCAGCGTCGATTACCTCGTTGTAGGTGGTGGCGGTGGCGCAGGTGGCGACCTGTCAGGTGGTGGCGGTGGCGGTGGCGTTCTTGCCTCGTCCACTTCAATCACCAGTTCCTCCCTTTACCAAGTCATCGTTGGTGCTGGGGGCAGTGGCAACACAGGTAATACCGCAGGCTCTAACGGCGGCGACTCTCGCTTCGGATCAATCGTCGCGTATGGCGGTGGTGGCGGTGGTGGAGATAACGGCGTTCCCACTACTGGCGGCAGTGGTGGCGGTGGATCGACTGGTGGATCTAATTCTTCAGCTCGTACCGGCGCCGCTGGAACATCCGGCCAAGGCTATGCGGGTGGTAACGGCTTTGGCTATCCCGGTGGTCCTGGCGGCGGTGGTGGTGCTGGAGGAGCAGGTTCTAACGGCACGACCAGCACAGGCGGCGGTGGTAACGGCGGCATCGGCGTAAGCTCGTCCATTACTGGCACATCCACCTATTACGGCGGTGGTGGGGGCGGCGCAGGAGACACACGGCTGTCTGGTGGCGCGGGCACAGGCGGCCAAGGCGGCGGCGGAAATGGCGCGTTCAGCTCAGGAGGCGCAGGCAGTAACGGCACCGCAAATACTGGTGGCGGCGGTGGTGGCGGCAGTCAGTTCGGTGGAGATGGCGGCAATGGCGGTTCTGGCGTTGTTGTAATCCGCTATGCCGATACGCACCCCGATTTGTCGTTTATCGGCTCCAGCCTGACCTATACAAAAACAACATCCGGCGGCTACAAGATCTATAGCTTTACCGCATCCAGCTCTGTTCTTAGCGATCCCGGTAACGATTCCCTCGTAGACGTTCCCACTAACGGGGCGCAGACGGATACGGG